TTTTGAATTCTGTTTCGTAGGCTTTGTTCTTGGTGGTAGTTTAATAGAGAAGAAGGGATTAACTATCCTTCGTCGTGAAATGACATTATTCGAGAAGTTAGAAGCCATTAGTGAGTTGAAGCCATGTGGTAAGAAGATGCCAAATGGTGAGCCTGAGAGACAATTAGTAGATGGTGTGGAACTTAAGATAGATATGATTGAATTTGATATGTTATATAACTATATGACTATGGTTCCTTGGCAGTCAGGTACGCCTACTAGACACGCGCTCGAATGTATCGACTGGCTTCTTAACGAGAGTAAGAAACAGTAATGGCTACACCTGATCCAGCTACAACAGAATGGGTTCCTATATGGAATCCAATGAATGCAGGTCCAGTAGGTCCAACTGGTCCTACAGGTCCAACTGGAGATACAGGACCACAAGGTCCAACAGGTGCAACTGGTGCAGATAGTACGGTACCGGGACCACAGGGTCCACAGGGTATTCAAGGACCACAGGGAAATACAGGAGCCACAGGTGCAGATTCTACAGTTCCCGGTCCTACAGGTGCAACAGGTCCACAGGGACCACAGGGAATACAAGGACCACAGGGTGTTAAGGGAGATACTGGGGATCCTCTTACTCCACATCATACATTTCATGAGCCGGGGGGATCTGATGCTCTGGTAAATGCTGCATGGACTAATCTAGCGAATACATTTACACAGAATCAGACCGTAACTGGCAACATCAACGCTGTGCATATCGCGGCCTCAGGTAATCTCGGGGGCGCCGTGATCTATGAAGCCTCTCGTGGTACTCCGTTGGGCTACTGGACAGCGGTTCCATTTAATGCTGCTCATTTTGCAGGAACTGCCGGTATGACATGGACTGTTACAGCGGGGCAAGTAACTGCGAATCACTATACTCTAGTCGGTAAAACATTGCTCTGGAATGTACTTATTGCTGGAGCTACACTCTCAGGCGCATCAACTGCAGGAATTACATTGGCGATTCCACCACCATTCACATCTATTCAACAGTTTCAGGCTACTGGTCAACTCTATCTTGCAGGGTGGACTTCTGCGCTCATTGTTGGTGGTGCAACGTCGATTACAATCTATCGCTTGGATACTGCTCCAATGGCGCTCGGATCAATGAATTTGGCATTTCAAGCGATGATACCAATACCTTGAGGAGTCATCATGAGTGTAGGTCTACCAGTTACAAAGTCGGAGATTGATGCGCGCTCAGGTGACATAGCTCGCGCATTCCAGAGATTAGCAGGCGATACGACTACATTGAAGGGATATCTTGACGCTACTACCGAGGAAGTGTTGGTAGAGCTAGGATACACAACAAATGAAGTCGCTGTGCTGAAAACTAGCATCACCGATTTAGAGCAATTACTGGTCAAAATCGGTTATGGGCAGGAACCTCTTGCAGTATCGAAAGATTTCACAGTATTCCTGCGTCAGTTGTGGGGCGTTGGTGCATACTGATGACTATTCGCGCACTTCTTCCTGACGATTTAGCCGAGATTGAGCGGATTCATTCTCAGCATTTCGCTCATGAGTTCACACTACCGGAATTCATGTCATTCGTGTGTGCATTCGTCGTGGAAGATGATAAGGGAATTATTACAGCTGGTGGAATTCGTGATATAGCGGAGTGCGTACTAGTCACTAACCTGTCACGAGATCCCAGAATTCGGCGTGCTGCGTTGTACCAGATGCTGGATGCTAATTCCTTCGTATGTAGGAAATCGATGTACGACCAGATGTATGTTTGGAGCCAACAGCCCAAATATACCAAGAGATTAATGAAGAACGGGTTTAGATTACCCCAAGGACAATCACTCATTTTAGACCTGTAGAGGAGTTATGGGATCTAACAACAACAAACAGCAGGGCGATGATCCGAAGGGTAGAAGTAGGACTGCTATAACAGAGCAGACCAATCGGTTCAATCAGCAGCAGGGACCAATGGTTAACAACTTTGCCTACCAGACGGGTAGAGCAAATGAAGCTAACTATGGCGACTACACTGACATCATGAATAACTATCGTGACATTGCATCAGGTGGTGCAGGGTCATATGGTGATATTGCAGGAGGTGGTGGCGGTGGAGGTGGTGGTGGTATGTCTGCCTACACTGTATCTCCCGGTCGTGCAGGATATAGTGACCCATTTAAGTCTTATGGAGGATATGAAGAATTCTCTAGGACTGGCGGATTCTCAGGCGATGACATTGCTAATATGCGTGCTCGTGGAGTTAGTCCTGTGCGCGCTGCTTATGCGAACGCGGAGCGAGAAGTAGGTCGGCAACGGTCACTACAAGGTGGATACGCACCTAATGCTATCGCGGCACAAGTCAAGATGGCGCGTGAGCAGGGACAAGGCATGGCAGATGCTATGCAAGGTGTGGAAGCTGGACTTGCACAACAGCGTCAACAGGGTCGTTTGGCTGGTTTGGGCGGAATGAGCAACATCGAGGGTCAGAGATTGAGTGCTGACGTAGATGTGAGCAAATTCAACACTGGATTGGACTATCAGGGTCAGGTCTACAATGCTGATTCAGCTGCGCGTGCGGCTGCGGCGAATATGTCGGCTGGTGAATCTGCTGCGAATCGTGCTCTACAAGCGCGTGGTGCGGATATGGATGATAGATTCCGCGCATTAGGTGGAATGACTAACCTGTATGGAACTACACCTGGTATGTCCCAAATGTTTGGTAATCAGCTATTGCAGGGTGTTGGATTAGGCGGACAGTTTGGTCAGGGTGTAATGTCTAATTCCATTAATGCTGAGCGTCAGCCAGGCCAGTGGGAACAGACTGCTGGTAGGGCTAATGATGTGATGGATTGGATTAACACTGGTACGGGTGTAATGAATGCGTGGAATAATCGTAGACAGCCTACTCAGTCTGGTACTCCAATGACTCCGGCGCAACAGGCCAGAGTATTGAGAGGTAGCTAATGCCATACGGAATTGAACTCCTCCGCTTCAACAACATGTTCGGTCAGCCCACGTCACCATCACGGGGTGACTTGATGGGTCAGATGGATGATTCCTACATGACGGAACCAATGAATTTCCCCATTGGTAATCCGTATACTCCTGCTCCAACAGTGAGTAATAAACCATTCTTCGGACAAACGCAGGAACCGATAGGTAATCCATTCGGTGACTTCAATCCCGCAAAGGTGGATTTCGGTCCTCCCGCACCTGTTCAGCCAATGTCTGTAAGACCACCAGGTGATCCTACATTGGACTTTCAGGCAGTAATGGACATGATTAATAAGACCTACACACCCTCTACACGAGCGGGTGATAGGTTCAACACTCTGCTGGACAATGTGCCACAACGTCAAGAACCGAATTTCATGAGTAGATTGGCGGGTGCAGGTGCGTACCTCGGTAATAAATCAAGAGGTATTCCGGGCGGATATGAAGCTCAGGAAAAAGCAATGTATGCACCATACTATCGTGAAATGGCTGATTGGACTGCTAAGACTACACCATTTAGTCAGGCATCACAACAGGAAACTACGGCAAATAGTGTTGAACGTCAGTTGGCAAGTAGTGTAGCCACTTCTGCTGCACAATTTGCGAGACAACAGTCAACAGATGCGAAGAATCGTGCTGATATAGAATTCAAGGACCGAAAACTAGAGCAGGATAGAGTTCTTGCAGAAGCGAAGAATCAGATTGCACGAGATAAGCAGATACTTGAACAGAAGAAGCTAACTGGGCGGGTTCAATTTACTACTAATACTCCCACTATGATGATGTGGGACATGGATGCTAAGAAGTGGGTAGATACTGGCGTTCCAACTAAGGATATGTCTACTGCTGAGAAGATGTTCTGGGAAACTCAATCGAGGATTGCAGTTAATGCTGCTAATCAGGGTCCGCCTAGTCCGCGTGATACATCACTCGCTCAACAGAATACACTTAGGGGATTTCAACAGACTGATCCTCAAGGATTAGGTAAACACGTCATTACTATGGATGATGGTTCCCTCGCTCTCGGGCCAAAACCTGAACCACGACCTGCTAATTTCCTTGGATTTGGTGAAGTGCAACAATCTGAATTAGATGCATGGAATCAGGTAGCTCAGGCAGCTTATCCAGAGAGATTCGGGATTGTATCTCCGGGAGGTAATCGACCAAATTCGGGTGTACAATCTCCGCCAGTATCAGGAGCAGGTAATCAGACGCCACTTCCTCCTAACTATAGGCCTGGTGGTGTGAATCCACAGGTTAGGCCGCCACAGATGGGTCCAACAGGTGGTGGAGGTATGAATCAGGACTTCTCTCTGCCACAAGCAGGACAACCTGGCGTACCTAATATGCCACCTGCTGTGCCTCAAGGTGCGCAGTCAGCTAGTGGGCCGGGTATGCAGCAACTAACACCTGAACAAGCCAGACAACAGGCTGAGGGACTAGCTAGCGGTAAACTAATTCAATGGATTCATCCTGCGCGTCCTGACTTACAGATTGTTACTCCTAATACTTTCAGGGATATTCAAGATTCAATGGGTAAGGGTTGGCAGAGGGTGAAGTAGGTAAATACAATGCCTGATCCGCAGAATCCATACGGCGTAACTGGTATTCAGTATCCGACTAATTACCAGCCTTACATGCCTCCAACGCCGGATATACAGTATCCGACCAACTTTCAGCCATATTCGGCGGCACCTGCCACTCCATTAGGTGGTGCTATGGCCTCGATGGCTGGTTGGAATCCTAATAATGCGCCTAGTTGGATGGACTGGCTTATTAAGGTTCCACGCACTCAGGCTCCAACACCACCATTAGATATGGGAGATGTATCAGCCCAACGTGCGGGGTATCATTTGCCGGATTGGATGACTGACATTGGAACTATTGGTTCCAATATTTGGGCCGCAACTGGAAAACCAGTACTTGACCAGTTTTCAACTTCCTTACAGGAAATTAATAAATCTCCGGATTTTGGAACTTCAGTTCGTGCAGTAACTAAGCCATTGTATCAGCCGTGGAATGATGCGATGCAGATGGCTGATAGATTCGTTAAGAATGAAGGTGATCCCGCTATGGGTGTGTCGTGGGGTACACCTGAAGCACAGCGGCAGAGGACCGCGCAGGATACAGGACTCCACATGATAGGAGTTCCACCTGAAGAATTTAGAACTGCATTAGAAAAACAGGATTATCCGGCTCTATTTGGTCAAGGTACCGGTGCATTATTAAATCTATTTGGTCATTATCTACTGCCTAGAGCAGCTACACCGAAATTAGCTGCTGAGGCTACACCTGCACGTCCTGTAGAAGCTGGTATTCCTCAACCTCCTGATGGTGGGGGTCCATCAGGTCCGGGTGGTGGAGATCCATTATTTGGTGAATATACACAGCCCCGACTACCTGGTACTGAAAGGTATAATAATCTCACATTAGAATTCCCTGATACACCAAAGTATGAACCACCCGCCGAACCATCGATGGCAGACATGCAGCGTAGGGCACATGCTGAGATTGATGCGCGCACTCAACAGTCGATATTCGAACTAACACTTGATAGAGCTGAAGCATTACGAAACGGAGATGCGAGCAGAGTCATACAGATTGATCAGGCAATTCTAGAGGCGAAGATACGTGCTAACGAATTGAAGAATAGCTGGCAGGCTCCTCCTGTTCCTGCTGAGACTCCTGCACCTATATTTGATGCTATGCCCGAAGGTCAGGGAGGATTGAATTTTGGTGCAGTACGTGGTCAGGGTGGTAGATTCCGTCAGTCTGGTCAATTTGAGTATACACCTATTACTAGAACTGGTGATCCTGCTGGTGGACCGAATGAGTGGCAATTTCCAACTCCTGAGCCTGTCGATGTAACTGTACCAGAAGCCGGCGCACCTAGTGCCGAAGCTCAGGCTGCTACAGGTGGAATGCCTGATATTATCGACATGCCTTACAATCAGGCTGAGTTGGCATTACGTAAGGCTGAGGGATATAAGACTATTCCATATCCTCATGTTAATCCTGTGAATAAATTACAGCAGATGGTGCGCGGTGAGATGGCAGACATGTTGCCCACTACACCTGCTGCTCCTCCTGTTGCACCTGTACAAGCACCTATATCAGCCGCAGCAGCAGCGCGTAAGACTATCGGCAAGTTTAAGATGGGGGATGATATTGTAGTCCCAACTGAGATAGTAAATGCTGACCGTAACTACATCTCTAACATGGCGGAAAATGGATATAGAGTAAGTAAGATTGAAGGTGGCAACACTACGTTCCGACATGAGAGTAAAGGTGAAGGCGGAACTAGAGTAGGCTCGATGGATATTGGCGAAATGATTAATCTGCTAATAAGAGGTGCACAGCAGATTAGAGATTCCGACATGGCTACTAAGGTTCGTGGGGCTGTGTCTGAACTACGTCGTAGAATGCAAAATGGAGAGACTACGATTTCACCTGAGGAATTCCGACGAGTTAGTGCAGGAATTCCAAACATTGATGATTTAGCGCAACGGATGGGTATAGACCTACCTGATGTGCGCACTCGTGTTGGTGAGCCAGTACGACAGGAACCAGCGCCAACACAAACAGGGCATCAGGAACAGTTGATTCGTGATGCTCGGACTACTGCGGAGTTGGATGCACTAGTAGACCAGTTCGGTGATGACTATGATGCAGCTGCAAATCAGGGTGATGTAAGTGCGCAGCAACGTGCATTCGAGTTGAATCGTGCAGTTGAAGCGCGCAGGGCTGAATTAAATCCTCCTATTCAGGCTACACGGAGGACAGACCACACTAATTGGTTAGAAGCGAATAGTCCAGAGGGATTACAGCAAATCGAATCTTTTACTGATTATCAACAATTGAGAACACAAATTCGTGAATGGGATGATCAACGAGCAGAAGCTAATAGAGTAGGTGACAGAATTAACGGTCATAGACTGTACCGTATGGTAATGGCGGGTTATGATAGACTGAATGAACTTCGTGATATTCAGAATAATCAACGACCACGGAGAAGTGCAGAATCTCAGGCTGCCACTCAACAGATGTATGGACGTGTTCAGCAGCCTGTTGATGTGAGTAATAGTTGGGAGCCGGAATCATCAGTTAATCTATCAGCAATGGATCCGCGGCAAACATCAATGTATGAACTTGCTGATAGGATGAATGCTACCACTCGTCCATCAGAACTAGCTGCTATACGAACAGAGGTAGAGGCTTACTTGGATGAAGCGATACAGGATAATTTTATTCCTGGTATCAGTTATGCTCGTAGACTGATAGATGATATTAGTAGAAGATTAGGTGAACCTGTTCAAGATAGACTCAATCTAGAGGATCAACCAGTTCCAGCTCCTTCAGTTCAATATGGTCCTCAGGCACCAATGACGGGCAATCTTAAACTGAGTACACCGGCTTATGATAGATTAGCCCGAATTGTAGAGGGACGTACGCCATTAACTAAGGATCAAAAGAAACAGTTAATGGCCTCAGATCGTTGGCAGGACTATGGTATACGTACAGCACAAGCCGCGGGTTCAGGACCACCTGGATTAAGTGTTGAGAAAATGTACGGTGGGAGAGATAGAGTCGTATATCGTAATCCGGCTGGTGAGCCAATTGTATCGGCTGAAGTAAGAACAAATCCTGATGGGACTAGAGAGGTTCCAAGTCTCGGAGCTGATAAAACTAGATTGCCGGTACCACCTGATGCGAAACCGGGTACAATAGGAACATTTGTTCATGGAACCTTACTAGGCCGGGCTGTGCATCAAGTTGGAATGAAGCTAGTTGAAATGGGAGCAGCATTTACTAGTGGTGCTACTAGTCCATTCACTAAGAATCTAGTCCAAAGTATCATGAAACGGGTATCGAATGGAATTGATGAGAATTCTGCCGAACTGGCTAGTCTCATCAGACAGCTGATGCATATCAAGGAAGTTGAAGGTACACTACCGAGAAGAATTAGGACACCAGAAGATGTAGCGCAGTTCATCGCTGACATGACAACTGATGAGGCTGCGCAACCTGAACTACCTTTCGAGCCACGCGCGGCACGGAGAGAATCGACTGCTGCTGAACGAGCAGATGTACCCGAACAGATGAGATTAGGTGAGGAAGTGCGCGAAGAACAGATGCCACTTCCACTTCAATCGGCTGTAGGTCCATTCGGTAAGGGTAAGGGTCCGTCACCGGGCGAGACTACTGGTAGAGTAGCACCATTTGAACGTCCTGTAAGACCGTGGGATGCAGTAGACTTGTCTAAAACTGTAGTAATGAATAATCCCGAGAGAGCACTTAGACAAGCATTAGACAAGGTTCATAATACTGGTAATCATTACCTTGATAGACAATTGGCTAGGGTACGAGAATTAGCTCAAGACTTTGAAATGACTCCGGAGAAACTAAATGAATTCATTGAATTGTATGGGAGCATACTTGATAATGATTTGACTCCTGCTAATGTGAAAGAAGCATTACCGGATCTGGGTAATATTCTAGAGAATAGAATTAAAAGAGTAGGACCTGGATCAGAAATAGAACCAAGTTCTAGAGAATGGTTAGAACATCAACGGAAAATGAAGGATTTAGAGGCTCCAGTAGATACGACTGCTAAGAGATGGACTGGTCTGATGAAGCAGTTGGATGAGATGAAGGCTCCTGATGTACTATATCGGGAGATCATCTCATCACCTAATACGCCACCATTGAAGGCAGGAGAGACGTGGCGTGATAGGGTAAGAGCAGGTATCGCATTCTTTGAATCGAAAGTTACCCGAGCTGTTGAAAGACTCGGTACTGAGGGTGGAGAAGAAGGTGCAATCAATATCGGAGGAATGAGGGATGCTGTAAGAGATACTATCCGTAACTTCTTTGCACGCGGTCCAGAGACACCTGAACATCCTAAAGGATCACCATCCACATTCGAGCAATTGACTGGACTATCTACTGCTGCGACTACGATTGGTGACATATCCATGCCGCTTAGACAAGGGTTGGCGGCAATTATGACACCTGAATGGCGTAGTGGATTGAAGCCAATGTGGCAATCATTCTGGAGTGCTGAGAGAACTAGAGAGTTCGACCAGCAGATTCGGAATAACAAAGTACATCAACAGGAGTTTAATCCCACTACTGGTAAGTGGGACCCATCATATGCTCAACGTGCTAACATGAAACTGGTGAAACCTTCTGAGATTAACTCAAGTGAACATGATGTTGCGGGAGCATGGATTGAAACTGGTGGTAACTTAGGTGGCGTATCTAAGTTCTACGAAAAGACGTGGGGCCAAGTTGCCAAGATGAGCAATAGAGCAGCCGCCACATTCTTGAACCATCTTCGGACTGGCATGTTGGAGCGGCTGTCTGATCAGGCTCAGTTGATGGCTGAGACGGGAGCTGAGACTGGAGAAGTGCGGCCCAACATCTTCAAGCAGAAGGTGACACCAGAACAGGCTGCGAGTCTGAATCCATACTACAACAATGAATTGGCGAAGATACTGTCGGACTACATCAATACGGCTACTGGACGCGCGCCATTGAAATTGGATGTATTCGGTATGGAGGGTACACCACAACTAAACTTGGAGTTCGCCGCTAAGGCGATGGGACACGTATTCTTCTCGCCGAGGAATATGTTTAGTCGGGCGAGACTACTGTATCCTGGCACCTACACTGTAGCACCAGCGTTTGTACGGAAGCAGTATCTCAAGTCTCTGCTGGCTACTGGTGCAGCATGGGCAACCATGAGTATGCTAGCTAAAGTAGGAACTCAAGCGTTAGGATATGATGCTACAATAAGTATGGACGAGGAATCCGCGGACTTCGGTAAGGTGCGTATCGGCAAGACACGGCTTGACTTGGGCGGGGGATTCTTGCCCCAATACGTGGCGATGTGGCGTCTGTGGTCTGGATTCTATCGCTCATCGTCCACGAACCAGCGACACGCTTATGGTCAAGGATTCAGGCCGGAAACACAGGAAACTCAGTTGCAGAGGTTCTTCTCGAACAAGTTCAATCCGTCTGCGAAATTTGGGTATGACCTATTGAGAGCGGCGCAGTATGTGCCATTCCATGTGGGGGATAGAACCGCGCAGATGTTCGTACCACTAGTGGCTCAGGACATGTACGAGATGTTTAAGGAAGATCCGAAACTAATTCCACTCCTCATGCCTGCTGTTATGTTGGGTGGAGGTACGCAGATTTACGGCAGAGGTGAACAGGTAGCCAAGATTGTACCGAAGAAGTACGATTGGGTTGTGCAGGGTGGTGGATTGAGTGATATTGCATACCCCGCGAATTGGCAGATTTTCGGAGGGAAGTAATCACTCCTTTTCCTCATCATTCAACCGTGCGTATCCCCCGATGATGTGTTCAATCTGATAATCGGGGAATGTCACATCAATGAAGTCCATCAGCTTATCTGAATCGTCAGTTATCACGCGCACCACGAGATAGATAATTGGCGATTCAGACTTCGGCTTCATCTTCACTTCAAACACTGGACTTAGCGTCATATTCGTCCTCCACGTAATCAGTTGGCCGTGCTGTATGTGTCCCCAAGCGAATCTTGCAGTAGACACAGTATTTAACCCTCCCAAACATGACTGCGCCACACTTCACACAAGTCCAGTTTTTACAAGAGATGTACCAGCGCACATAATCGTAGTCAGGTCCATCATTCAATTCCTTCGCCTGTTCAGTGTATGTAGGTCTGGGGATAATCATTTGTTCTTACCTGCATACAGTCGTTTCAGCTCTTGGACCTGATTGTCTGGCATGATGTAGATGATTTGACTGCCGATTGATTCGGTCTTAATCATGCCGGCTTGGTCAAATGACATCATGATGTCGTCTAGTTCAGTCGCATCCTTGTAGTGCGCCCACATCTTCTTCAGTAGCATCGCACGAGAGATTTGATGTGTCTCTCTTGCAAGCAGTTCCTCGATAATCACCTTCTTAAAGTTCTTAGCTTCTGATAGACCCTTCTTCCCGTGAGTCATTTCCCTCACGTTGCCTATCAGCTTCTCCGAATACTGTATTGCAAGAGTCATTGAATCCTCGTCAATGTAGAGTTCGGGGGAGCGACTGAGGCTCAGCAACATGGCAACCTTCAGCACACTGTCACCGAATCTATTTAGTGTGCCTGTCTCATCCTTTAATTCCTGAGTTGCCATCTGCTCTATGAAGTTATCGTACCACTGTTCATACACCAGACCTGCTGACGTGAAGTAGGCTATCTCACCTGTCGTTGAATCCTTGTGCGGATACTTAAACTCGTCTGACTCCTCTCTACTTGCGAGGGGTGCGAATGGACCTTGTAATTTCTCAACTTCTTTAAGATACTTAATTGACTCGTCATACTTTGGCGGGTTTGTGAGGGGAACAGATAGGCTATTAGCTCTGTGGCGTTTAGTCTCCGAGATAATGAACGTCCTTGCGAAGTAACCTCCATGTATGTCCTTCTTTCCGAAGAAGTCCGTTGAGTGCGCGTCATTTGTCGCAGTCAACATTGTGATTGTAGGGTCTTTCAGGTTGAACGATTCCATCTTCAACAGACTACGCCACTCACCGATATTGTATTGTCTGTCATATAGGTCAGTTAGAATGTCTGTCGCAACTTTATCTTCCACGAGTGAACTAGTCAGCTCACTACTACAGATGAAGGCTGTAGACTTAGCATTCACTCTACCACCCGGTTGGGTTTGCGCGGTTCCTAATTCCTTTAGTATCCCCTGAATGGAGCTACGCCCACTGATGATACGTGTGTTGTTCACACCGCGCACCAACTGTTTTGCCATACTGATGGGTGGACCCTTCTTCAGACCACTCTCAGCATGGAACATGACGTAGATGTTAGGATACAGATTGTAAATCTGTCGGTTTATCCAAACATTATCCTTCACCACAGCACTGATTGAGGCTAGTCCGCCCCAGAGCCAAAAATTTGTTGGACTTTCTAGTTCGGAGTGTTGTGCTAGTAAATTGTCTAACCAATTCATTTACCGCTACCTTCCACGAGATGCGTTGTATCTGTCTTTCTCACATTGTCTGCATTTCCTACCATGACCGTAGTCATAAGTATTTTCTTCAGTGAACTCATGTCCGTGAATACAATGAGTTGCACGAGTGTATTGATTGCCTAGGTGTTCTTCATCTTTATGGAATCTATCTGCTTTATTTTCAGATTCTGTTCCAATGTAGAGATGTTCAGGATTCCAGCAATTCTTGTGTCTACATTCTATCTTGTGATTAGCCTGCTTTGTTCTATCATCCATGTCTAATCCGAGATAGCATGCTGCCGATAATCTGTGTATATTTACCATCTTACCTTGAAACCGAATCTGTCCGTATCCCTTCGGACGAGTTCCCTGAAATAGCCAATGTCCATCTTTCTCTATAGTCTTATTCTTAATTCTCCCTACTACTTCTGTAAAGTCCATAACTACTCCTGCACCATGAATTGTTCCGTGATAGATTTTGGAGTGCGCATGTATTCAGGTGTTTCGATTACCCGTATATTGAACTTGTGTAAGTCCTTGTAGTTCTCCCCAATCTCTACATCACATGGAATCTTCAAGTAGCGACGAGGAAGTGAACAGTTAGTGAAATTGATGGCGCGCTCCATCTCCTTCTTAGCTAGAGGGATGAATTCGTCGAGATGTTCAATTCTAACAGCGAACAGAAGTGCATCATGTGCCTCAAGAATAATTCGCGCATCTGGACATTTTCTTTTAATTCGGATGCCAGCTGCTTTGGTATTATCAGTAACAGCTCGTTGGGGGAGATAGGCCAGAGCTTCTCGGAAAAGGTCATCACCCCACCGCTCATAGAATATGCGAACACCTCCACGTTCTGCATCAATCCCCCAAGGTAGCGGTGCTACCAGTTGACGATTCTGTTTTAGACATTCTATCACATCCTTATGGAACACCTGTTGGATACGGGGCTGCTTAGCATGGAATATCTTTAGCGCCCGTTCTGCGATTCCCTCATGGATGGTGATAGGGATTTTATACTTTCTTGCCTGAGTGTTAAGTTCCGTACTGGCGCGTCTTGCTCCCGCTCCAAGGTGTCCTGCATGTCGGAGAGTCTTACCAGCAAATCGAATCGGACTCTCATACCCCAGTACTTTCTTAGAATAATCAGATTCGACACCACCGAAAAACCAAGAAGCAGTAAGAGCATGGTAGTCATGTTCATCTATGTCCTTTAATGCTTGTTCATCTGTGGCTAGATTAAAGACTACTCTTGCTTCAGCCTGTGACGAGTCCAACTGCACGAACACGTAGCCAGGTTCAGGCTCATACATGGAACGCACATCACCACCAATATCACCATGCTTAGTGAACACTTGGAATGCCGTGCCCATCACCTTCATGTCTGTCTTTTTGCCTGCTCCTACAGTATCCACCAATGGACGTATGGGAGGATTCTGCTGACTCGTACTCGTCCTACCTGTTTCGAGACACATGAAACATGTAGTCCGCATCTTCCCGTCGTAGTCTGGAATAGCCATCAGGTAGGTGCTGATAGTTTTCCTTACCCTTCGCTGCTCTAGGCATTTCTCAATCCATGCGCGATGTGGCGGATACTTGACGCCATTCTTAAGGTTCAGGAGTGCGGTCAACTCTTCCTCACCTACACCCATCCGACGAGGTAACTTCCACTCATCGAATAGAAGTGCATGAACCTGTAGGTGGGAATTGGAATTGACTTCGATGCCGGCTATCTCGAACATCTCGTAGGACAGACGCTCATCCCACTCAATGTATTTCTCGATTAGTGCGTCACGTTTGGAGGAATTGACGCAGAATCCGTTGTTCTCAATCTCTAGATAGAAGTCAGGTAATTGCATCAGAAAGTTCTCATAGAACTTCCTTACACCCAACTCATCTAAGTCCGCGTCCATCGCCTCATCTATTTCGAGTGTGACACAACTATCACGCGCGCATCCGAGGAATAAATCTCTAAGCTCCCCTTCATACATACCCTCATCTTTGTAGTAGGGTTCTCTGGTGTAGATAGATGTAAGGAATGCCAACCCTTTTGGGAGTTCAGGATTAATGGCAAATGCCTTGAGGAGAGTATCAGAGTGTATCCGCTTGATGGAAAATCCAAGTCTCCGCAGTTTGTCACGGTCATAGTTGAAGTTTTGTCCGACAATGTTCTTCTCCCACAATACTTTCGCCAGCATTATCCAGATGGTTGCTAAATCCGAATCTGGTATAGATGAAATCTTATCGCGGTTCCACAATGGTACTGTCATACCATGCCGCTTATCGAATGACAGTCCCATACAGATCGGCAGACAGTGGCCTCCAGCTTCAATGTCTACACTCAGTTTCGAGTGGTTCTTGTACCGCTGTAGAAACTCATGTAGTTCGCCTGAGTTGCGGCATATTTGGAGGGTTCGTTGTGGTAGGTCTAATAGTGGGGATGCAGATTCGACATATGCGCGCTTGAAGTCGAATATCATTACTTGTCGGTTCCAATAACCTTTGATTTCTCCACCCGCAGCAGTATGTAGAAGGTGCGCGGGATGATAGGTAGGAACAAACTTATGGCCCATGCCCCGCATGATAGAGCCTCGGTGTTGGCTAATCTTATCCTTACCGGACAGCGCCCATAAGCTAGTCCCACCGAGAGCAAGTATACAGTTAGGTTTAATGTCATTTATCTCCGTCCGTAACTCCTCTAATTGCTGGTCCATGTCGATGCCGTGATTTCTCGCCCTGACGTGAAAGGGGAGGCGCTTACGTTCGGCGTTAGGTGGGACTTCGTACTTACACACATTAGTGACCCAACATTCATGCCGTGGAATACCAGCATCCTTCAGTAGACGGTCCAGTTCACGACCGGAGGGACCGACGAATGGTTTACCTTGTAGAGTTTCTTCTCTAGATGGAGCCTCTCCCAATATTATGAACTTGGCTCCTACTGGTCCTTGTCCGGGAACATAAATATGATTAGAGTCCACTGCGGCCTCCTGTATCTACAGGTGGCTTCTTATTCCTCTTTCTCCGTAGTTTCTTGGCATGGTTAATCCATTCATCCATATCAGCCCTTCTTAGTTCTAGTTGGATGATGTACTCGTTCAGTTGCATCAGACTCCAGTCTTTCACTAGTTCTGTCAGTAGTTCCTTGTGAAAATCACTCATTGATGGCCCCCACTATCTTGAAGGCCAAGTCAATAGTTTCATTTGTGGTCAGGTTTGGGAATCTGGCCTTCAATATTTCGGCTACCTTCTTGACTTGTTCTGTTAATGTCATCTTTTACCTCGAAGTCATTGAACATTTTAGAACAGACAGTACACACCCACACTCTCCAGCTAGGCATGTATTCCATCAGGTCCGCACGCTCATTCTGACAATGTGGACACTTCATCTGCTTCTTCTTCCTTCTTTACAGGCTTCTCTATGACCCTCACATGCATTGCACGATAGCCTTTACCATCAATCTTCAGAGGGGTAAACTCTACATGCATACCAGTCTTAAGTTCCAGAAATGGAATTGTGTCTTGCCGTAGCGCAGTCCAGTGAAAGAAGATACGGGTAAATTCAATCTGCTTCGATGAAATGAATCCCCATCCTTCCTTACTGACTTTGATTACTCGTCCTACAATTTTTAGCTCAGTCATTTCCCTTCTCTCATTCACTGTGATAAGTTCGGGGGCGCACTCGTAATCCACGATATTGTGGTTTTGAGTGGCCCCCTATCATCAGGCGAGTGCTACTGCATCAGGGAGGATTCAGTGGCCTTTGGCTCGTCCGATGGTTCTTCTACAGGAAGATCATCTTCATCTTCCTCGTCATCTTCCTCGTCCTCAAAATCCTCATCGTCATCGTCATCTTCATCTTCATCAATGACGGTGCCGGTTTCATCTTCGTCCACAGGTGGTACAGGACGCGCAGGAGGGTCGAATGGCAGCTCTAGCTGCTCAGGTTCATCTGGGTTTAGGTACATACAATCCTCATTCTGGACCTAATGAAAGAGAGGAGTAGGATGGTATAGGTCACGCCCATCCTACTCCTGTTTGTCTTACGTGTCTAGCCGCGGAGTGCGCGATACTTGTGGTTGACGCGATTCACCATACGTCCCTGCCACTCGCCGTTCTCCACGAACACCTCAACCTGTTTGCCTACAGCATTCGCCAGGTCGAAGCGCGCACCTGCCTTCACGTCCACACCGAACGCGGCAAGGAATCCAACCGCAAAGCCAATTGCCTTGCTGTTGAAATTCCAGTCAAGAGGAACATTCGCGTATTCCTCCGAACCAGAGTCCGCATTCTTCACGATGGAACCTTCCACCGGGTAGTTAGTAGAGCCACCATCTTTCGACGGAGCCTCCCCGATGTTGTTGATGGTGACGACGTACCACGCGGGTTCAACTACCTTGCCACGCAGCAGGTCGCGGTCACTGAATTGGATGATGGGCACTGTTGTTCTCCTGTGTTGTTGGTTAGAACTTGGTTGTTGGTGTGTACGACTCTTTCACTTTCGCGATAGCCGGCTTAATCCATGTGTCATACAGCGGCTTATCACCGAACTCAATCTTGTTGGGGAGACCTAATGCGGACCTCGCAAAGTCATCTCCCGTATGCTCGGTGAGTAGCGTGTATTTACCTTCACCTCCTTCTACGAATCCCTTGTCAATATTAAAGTGATACACCTCTCCACAATAGGCAGGTATCTTGGGGGCAACTTTCTTCCCAGCCGTAACAATTGTACGAGAGATGTGAGTTGTGTTGTTGGTGGTATTGCGGTATTCCGCTTGAACCACATGCGCAATGAGAATGATATTAACTTTGTGGAAAGCGTTAATGTCCTTCGTAAGCGCAATGAGTTCCTGTAGAGCCGCCGACTCAGCATTGTAATCCTCAATCTCATTGACTGCAATTCCTGCAATCAACTTGCCGGCAGTAGCACCCGACTTACGCTGCATACCATACTTCATCTGCAACGTCTGTCTGAGTGTCATGTCTGCCATGCTGGTCAGACTGTCAAATACGAGAGTGCGATAAGGACAGTCAGCCTGAAACTTCTCCAACATTTGTTTCGGCTTATTCCAGTTATCGAAGTCCTCGTATGTCACGGACTTAGGGTCCACACCCCACTTCTTCATGGGCAGATAGATGCCGTTCATCTTCCTGTCCCAACTGAACCAGAACTGTGGTCCAGGGAATGATAGAGCCTGAGTTGACTTACGAGTACCCGGCTCACCCTTGAACATGCAGTAGAGTGAATCGAAGTTCACTGAATCCATCGTTGGCATTAGTTGAACCCATTTAGGAAATTGATGAACTGTTGCCGACTCATTGGAATCATCATCTGACTGAGACAAAGCATCCTCAGAACTTCCGAATTTGTTTCAGGATGTTTTCCAAGGTCACTCATCATTGATGTGAGTCCATTGCGTTGTTTGTCCGCACCTGTGTAATAATCGTACTCTTGAATTGCGCGTTGCTTGCACCATTCGATGTGTTCCAATCTAGTCATTATTCCTCCTGCTTATTAGTTGGATCCCACACAGGGCCAATCATGAAGTCAGTCCTCAACACTTCCTCCCTCATACCTCTGTCAGCTTCGCACACATTCTTGAACTG